GCACGGCGGCAAGGTGCCGGAGCACCTGAACCTCACCATCCGCAACTATGCCAGTGCGCTGGAGGTGCGCGACCAGTACCGCGACACCATCACCAAGGAGGGAGCCGTGGAGTGGGTGCCAGGTTCCAACGGTCAGCCCACCCACAAACAGCACCCGCTTTGCAATCTGTTATACCAGCAGGAGGCCATCTGTCAGAAGTACGCACAGATGCTGGGCATGACGGCGGCAAAGGCAGCAGCGAAGCCCGAAGACCCTGCGGGCAACAACGCGACCGACAAACTCAACGAATTTATTGACGGAATAGTATGACCAACGACTTTGAAGAACTGCGGCAAGCCAAGGCGCAATGTCTCGACGATCTGCGGACGCATCTGCCCGACTACGTGAACCGTCTGAACAGCTTCGACCCGCGACTGCTTATCTACATCGAGGACGCTATCAGCAACGACGGCAGTCATGCCAACCTCTACGAACTCTTAGGCATCCGCAAGGAGTTTCGACTGATGGATTCCTACGACCTCGACCCCGAAAGGGTGAAGCGGTCGCTGCGAGCCATCGAGGGACAGTGGAAGAACGGGCGACATGTGAAAGGCGGTTTGAAGTTCTCGACCCCTCGCGGCTCGCAACACGTCCGTCTGATGCCCTTTCAGGCGTGGCTCATCTTCGAGATTTACGCTTTCAAGGTGGACGTGCCGATGGAGCGCACCTACTACGAGGGCGACATGCTGCTGCCTACGGAGTGGGTAAAGGACGGTGAGGTGTGGGACACGCGACGGCTCACTCAGGAGGCGCACTGGTTCCTGACCCGTAAGAGCGGAAAGACAGAGCTGGGCGGCGCGGTCGATTTCACCGAGGTGGGATTCCTGGGCGACGTGAACGGGCAGGCTCTCATCTGCACCAACAGCAGCGAACAGAGCCAAATCGCCTACAAAGCAATCCGCGAGTTTGCCATGCAAGTCGATCCCACGTGCTCGAACCGCATGGGCGGCAAATACTTCCGCATGACCCGCAACGGACTGAACTGGCAGCCCGGTCATCCGATGAAGGGCGAAATCAAGTGCATGGCAGCGGGCAAGACCTCAAAGGACGGACTGTATGCCTCAGTGGTTCATGCCGACGAGCACGGCCAGGCGAGCTACGTCAATGCCCACTCCGACATGCAAGCGGCAGTCGATACCTGTTGGGGCTCAACGGGTCCGCGTCGTGAGAAGCTGCTGCTCCACACCACCACCGCCGGACGCATCAAGGAAGGCCCCTACAAGACGAAGATTGAGCAGGTGGAAGCATCGCTGCTGCAAGAGTTGGACTATCCGCTCGGACAGCCCTACCGCACGGAAGAAGATAAATGGTGCGCATTCCTCTTACAACTTGACAAGTGGGAACTGACCGACGACCTGACGAAACTCGACGACCCCGAACTCTTCAAGAAGGTGAACCGCTCCATCGGCACCACCGTACAGCCCACCTACTACCGCGAGCGACTCCACGAAGCCGCCACCGGCACCGAGGACACCAAGCAGGAGGTGCTGACCAAGGACTTCAATATGTGGCAGACCGGGCGCATTCAGAAGTGGATCACCGGCGACCGCATCCGACCCTTACAGGTGCAGAAGCGCATCACCGACTGCCGCTATCAGGACGGCTGGCGGGTGTTCGTGGGGCTCGACTTCTCGCTGGGCGACGACCTCTACGCAATGGTGCCGCTGGGCGTGAACTACACACCGAGCGACACGATGCGGGGACGTTTCTTTGCCGACGCGGTGGCGTGGGTTCTGGAGAAGACGATGAAGGAAAGCCCCAACCGTCCGCTCTACGAGGAATGGGTGCGGCAGGGCTGGCTCTACGTCTGCCCCGGAGAAGTGTTCGACTCGATGCTGAGCATCAACCAACTGGCAGCTATCGACGACCGACAGGACATCGACATCCGTTTCTTCGGCTACGACCCTGCTCAGAGCATCCAGCCGATTAACCAACTGAAGGCGTGGCTGCAGACCATCCTACAAAAAAAGAACCCGCAGGCAACGGCAGCCGACATCGCCAGCGTGATTCAGCAGATGGTGGTGCCCGTCAGTCAGACCGCCCTCACGCAGAACCCCCGCATCGCCGAACTGGAGAGCATGATACTCGACAAGGAGCCGTGGATAGAGTTCTCCATGTCGCCCCTGTGGCCGTGGTGCTTCGGGAACTGCGCCGCCGAGGTGAGCAGCAGCGACCTCAGACGCATTGTGAAGGGAGGCCCCCAGCCGACGCATAAGATAGACCTCGTTCACGCCCTGCTCGACGCACTTTACGGGTTTGACCTTGCAGAAGGCAGAGTGAGTGAATAAAGAATGGGAAAATCCCCCAAGATTTCCCATTCTTTCCAATATTTGAAGAAATTGAAAGAAATAGAAAGGAATTTGTTAAAATCAAGGAACTATGGCAAAAATTAAAGTTACACGAAGGACATTCTCGGCAAAGGTCGCCGAGGCGATGGACAATGCAGAAGGTATTGAGGGTATGTTAGCAAAGGCTCTCGTGGGAAAAGGGTTGAAGGAATATGTATCACAACAGCCCGACAACATGCCGCTGTGGGTAGATACTTCTAAGGTGGTGTGCATGACAGACCTCATTACAGAGAGTATGACAAAAGATGTCGTATTCGGCATCATGTTCGAGTATCAGCAGAAACTCAATGAAATGATATGGATAGACGGCAATGACTTCGACGCATTCATAGAAGCATGGAGGGAAGGCTAAACGAATTGAAATGAATTTTTATAAAACAACAAATTAAACGAATTTCAAGAACTATGCCAACAGGTTTAACATCTAAGATTTACGAGGGTGAGGAATTGACCCTCAGAGAGTTTGCGTTGCGATGTGCAACGCAGTTTTCACCGGCGCACTCGTATGGTGGCGACCTCCCATTAGACAAAGCCCCCGTGCTGGAGAATAGCAGCATCGACTACTACGAGCGCGAACTGAAGAAAGCCCGTGAAGAACTGGAAGAGGCGAACCGTCTGAAGGAACACCCCGAAGAGGTGGAGCGCATCATCGAGCAGGAAGCCAAGAAAATCGAAAACGAGAACGAACAGCGCAAGATTCGCTATGCCGAAATGCGCAAGCGTTACGACGCGATGATTGCCAAGGTGGAGCGGTTTCAGGTGCCGGAGGAATACAAGTATCTGCGTGACTTCATGCTGAAACACTTGAAGGAAACCAAGGAGTACGACTGTCCAGAAGACTGCTTCCAGATTGAAGTTAAGCCTATATCGCCGGAGGTGTGGATTGCACGGAAGTTGAAACACGCCCACGAGAATATAGGCTACTGCGAAGAGAAACTGGCGAAGGAAAAAGAGTGGTATGCCAACGCCAACAAACACTTGCAAGGGCTTTACAAGGCCATTGATGAGTACGAGAAACAAAACGAATGAATTATGAAACAAGAAAACGACGAAAGGAAGGCGCAGATTGCGGAGGTGAACAAGCACATCCGCGACGGCATCAACCAGTGGGCGGACATCATGCTGACAGCGGATGCTGACCAGTGGGCCTACAGCTTGACGTATTTCCCGCGTGACCTGATGAACGCCGTGCTCATCTTTCAGCATGTGGCATCGAACATCGGCATCAAGGCGGGACGCATCGACGAGAAGCGAGCCGTGGAGTACGGCCAGCGGCTCCAAAAGCTGGTCATCGACATGACGGGCTACGACCCGCACGAGTTCTGGAAAGACCCTAAAAACTTTGAGCATCATGAGCAAGCGTAGATTGGTTTATTTGTCTGGCGGAATGTCCGGGGTGGAGCGGGCTGACTATGTGCGGCGGTTCGGGGAGGCGGAGAGGATACTGCGGCGGCACGGGTACGGAGTTATTAACCCGTGTCAGGTGTGGGCCTGTCGGTGGCCGTGGATATACAGGGCGATGGAGTGGGTGCTGGGCAAGCGGCTGGCGTATGCCGTGGTGCTGTGCTACGACCTCCTGCTGCTGATGACCCGTGCCGACGGCATCGCCATGCTCCCGGGCTGGCAAGCGTCACGCGGCGCACAGATTGAGAACTACGTCGCCTTCCACTTCCCCATGATGGGTATCTCCAAGGCGGCAGCGGAGGAAATAGAGAGAATCAAGTAAAATAACAATTTATAAAGGAACTATGATTACAGAGCAAATTTTTTATGGTGTTCGCTGCGACCGATGCAGAGAGGACTACGAAAGCAGTGGCGACTACAGCTACATGTCCGACAAGGGCGAGATAGAGGAAGCCGCTGAAAGTGACGAATGGCTGGAGATAGACGGGCGGCACTACTGCCCACACTGCTATGAGGAAGACCCATTGAAGAATGAGTACGACGATGACGACCACGACTACACACCAAAGCCACCGATACCTGAGTGCATATTCAAGATGCGGCGCGTGGTAGGCATGATGATTGGTCAGGCAGACGGAGAAATGCGCGAAACAACTGACGACCATTTGCACATCCGATTCTACATGAATCAGCATCCTTTGAATGATACGCTATTGTCTATCATTGACGAAATGCTTGGCGATCTTCCGCATACGGTAGTAGTGGATGAGGAACCTCACACGTATGACAAAGGTGTTACTCGTCGCTTACATATTGACGTGTCGATGAATTTCATCCATAAGGGCGACCATATCCGAGTGATTGAGCACTGGGGCTACAAGGACGCATTCGGCAAAGAGGGCATCGTGAAAAAGATACATTCAAGCGGCACGCTCACCATTGAGATACGCGATGATGATGGTGAACTTCGTCTGCGTAGTTGCGGTGCAAAATCATTGGAGGTTATAAAAAAAGCAAAGGATGTTCGACAATCTGAAATGTAAGCTCGGCTTTCACAAGCCAGCGCAATATCATCAGACATTCAAGCATAAAAGCCGCACCACAAACAAAGGACGCAGCAAGAAGCGGTGGAAAACTTGGATAAAGGAAATCGTCACCGTGACCTACTGCGAACGATGTGGCAAGACGCTCAAGACCAAGCGACGCTGGCGGTGGCGGTAGCCAACTTAAAACAAGTAACCATTTATTTTTTCAACAATTAAAAAACAACAAGCAAGATGAAGAACAAGACAGTGATTATTCTTCTTTCGGTTCTGGCCGTGGCGATGTACACGGTCGCAGTGATTAACTTT